CGTCCCCACCTGCCCATCGGTCCGGTTGAAACGGAAGGTCTGCCCACCGAGCGCCGCGTTCCACACCGGCAGCCGCACGTCGATGTCGGCGGCGTTCGCGGTGATGATGTTGTCGAGCTGCGTGGTGGTGAGGGTAGTGGTGGCCGTGATGTAGTTCTGGGTGCCGACCGCCCCGGTGCTCCTGCTATCGACGTACTGCTTGGTCGCCACGTCGAGCGCGGCGACGGGATCGGCGCCGACGGTCGCGATGCCCGTGGCGCCGAGCGCGAACGCGGAGACTGCCGCGCCGCCACCTGGAGGCCGTCGCGTGATGGAGACGGCATCGGTAAACGCATTCAACGTGAGTCGCCATGACGGCTTCGTGGCATCATCCTGCGCGGCGGTGGCGTAGCCGGGGCTATTGGTCGAGAGCTGGGCGACGCCTTGGTCATTGGTGTGTAGCAGGCGCGTCTTGACCGTGGTGGAACCGAGGGTCAAGACGCCCGTGGGCGACGCTCCGGCGACGGCGAAATCCCCGCTCGCCTTGACGACGGTCGGATTCGGATAGGCGCCACCGAGATCGCCGCCTGCCGGTCCCGAGGGCGCCCCACCGCCCGCGCCGGGAATATCGACCCATGCGCCACCGACGCGACCTTGAAACTTGGTGCCGGTGTACTGGAGCGTGCCGTCGAGTGGTGTGCCACTGCCAGAGGCAGCAATCTTGATTCCCCCCGATGATTGCAGGTCCAGATCGCTGTTGAACTTGAGGATGCGGCTGCCTGAGGCGTCGAACCAAATCTCGGTGGTGGTGCCGACGCAGACGTTCCGCGTGAAATCGGCCAGGTAGACGAACCCCCACCCGGGGTCGTCCAGCCACGGACCCGCGCCCGGAATATCGACCCACGCGCCACCGACGCACCCTTGGAAGGTGGTGCCGGTAAATTGGAGGGTGCCGTCGAAGGGCGACGCCGCCGTCGCCGCCGCGAGGATGATCGCGCCGTTCACGTCCACCGCTTCGCGGGCAGACGGGGAGGGCGTTCCCACACCGCCAAGCGCGATACCCCCATTGGTCGGATCGAGGACGATCGCGGTGGCGTTCGTGCCGCGATTGATATCGACCGTGCCGCCCTCGCCGGGACGGAGTGCGAGATGATCGATCGCACCCCCCGTGCCGGAGCCGATGTGGACGAGGTTGCCGAAGTCGATCAAGCCGGTAAACGCCGTCCAGTCGGCGACCGGCAACGCGATCCGGCGCGTGGCGGGATTCGGCGTGACGGCATCACCCAAGTCCGTCCAGAGCGTGTCACCACCACCGCCACTCGGCGTCGTCCACGCGGTCGCGTAGTCCGCGTTCGTCGTCTTCGCGAGCACTTGCCCCGTCGTGCCGCCCGCCGGAACGCCGACCCCCGGCGTGCCTTGTGGCCCTTGCGCGCCCGGTGCGCCCGGCGCCCCCGTGGCACCCGCCGGACCCTGCGCGCCCGTGGCGCCGGTCGCGCCTTGCGGACCCGTCGGTCCCGGCGGTCCTGCCGAGCCTTCCGGGCCTTGGGAGCCGGGATCACCCTGCGGACCCGCCGGGCCTTGGGGACCCATCGGACCCATCGGCCCATCCGGCCCTTGTGGCCCCGTCGGTCCCGGTGGTCCGACGAGGTTCGGCGGCTTGTTGAACACCTTCGCCCAATCGACGGCGACGATCTTCGCGTCGGTGATGACGGCGTCACGAATCTGCGGATTCGGATATGTGCCCGTGAGATCGCCGCCGGCCGCGCCTGTCGGAAGCATCGTCGGCGGGACGCCCGTGATCTTGCTCCACGCGACGTCCACGATCTTCGCGTCCGTGACGACGCCATCGCGAATCTGCGGATCGGGATAGAACCCGGTGAGATCGCCGCCCGCAGGCCCGGTCGGTGCGGAGGGGATGAGCGGCGAGAGGAGCGGATGCGCGAAGAGCGGTTTCGGCATGTCACGCTCCGAGCAGCACGTCTAGCCCGTGTTCTTCGCAGAGATGATAGCTGGCGAACGTCGCCGTATTCGGTCCCTCGCCGGGACCGACCGTGGTGGATTGCACGCTCGACCAGCCCGTCGGCAGTTCGACATCCGCCGTCTTGCCGCACTGATCGCAGACAAAGCGCGTCACGATGCCCTCCCGAGCAGCACGCACCAGAGCCAGGGACCGATATCCCCCGTGATCGTCGGCGCACTCGGCGACGTGGTCGTGCTGCCTACCACGTCGATGATTTGCCCCCACCGTGTATCGAGCAGCGCGAGGATGGACGCCTGCGTGCTCGAGACCACGACGCGCTCGCGCCACTGCGTATTGTCCCACTGCCGGATTCGCACCGTGACGCTCGCCCCGAAGATACTCACCGAGGCGGCGATGAGCACCACGGAGTTCGCGGGGCATGTCACCTGATAGTTGACGGTATCGAGCGCGAACGTCCCGGTGACGTTTTGCACGGTGCTGTTAAACGCGATCTTGGTGACGACGTTGACGGGAATGTTCTGTGCCGCCGCTCCGAACCACGCAAACGGCGCGAGCGCATTGACCACGCCGGACACGTACGGATTGCCGAGCAGCGCGAGCCCCCATCCGTTCTCGGGCACCCACGCCAAGCGGTTCGAGCCGTCATTCCAGCCGAGATAGCCGCGGCGCGTGCCGTCCTGCGTGTAGAACGCGAGATAGCCGGGATTCGTCGCGCTGCCCGGAGTGAGGAACACCGACCCCGCCGTGCTCGGGGGCGCAAGACCCGCGCGCACGCCGGTCGTTCCCTGTACCGTGCCGCCCGCCGTGAAATTGCCCGCCGCCTTGACGACGGTGGGATTCGGGTATGTGCCGCTGAGATCGCCGCCTGCGGGCCCGGACGGCGTGCCATCACCGGACTGCGGCTGCTTGAAGACCATCTGATGCGAGAAGAGTGGCACGCCCATCAGGATCTCCGTGACATGTCGGTGCCCGTCGGCTCAAAGTAGACGATCAAGCCGATGAGCGGCGCATCGGCGGCGACGCTGCCGTCGGTGCGACACGTCGCCGTGAGCGTGTACCCCTCCCCGACGCTCAAGGTGTCCATCATCCGGCGCGACCCGTTCAAGCGGAAGCTGACCGTCTGCCGGAATTGCGTGTCCACGTAGAGATCGACAAAGAGCGTCTGCGGCAGCGTCGCGGTCTCCTGCGCGACCACTTCCAAGGTCCGGAAGGACTTCCGCAGATGACGGAGGCGTTGATTCGTCTCGTCACAGTCGTGTTCGGGCAGCGTGGCCGTCGTCGGAATGCCGCGTACGACCGCTTGGTACGCGATCCAATCGAAATCCGTCCGGCGCCCGTACTCGTCGGGTTCGATCATCCAGCTATCCGCGATCTCGCCGATGAGCACGCACGCGCGGCCCGTGTAGTTCTGGCGCTTCAGGCAGAGACTATTCGGCAACCACGTCCGCGACGTGGTGACACGGATGCGTCCCCCTTGCTCACGCGCCCGCGCGAAATCGAACCGGATGATGAGATCGTTGTCGGCGCGTCCCTGCGCGGCGGCGTCCTGGCTCCGCAGCCCGAACCATGCCGTCTTCGTATAGGGGTCATACACGGAGACGAGCTGGTCGAGCGTCGCCAGATCGACCGTCTGCTGCGTCCACCGCTGCAACCCGAGCATGCGGGTCAGATCGGAATCGGCCGTGCCGCCCAGCGTGTTCACGGCGGAGAGCAGATGGAAATGCCCGGCGGCGTCGCAGAAGATCACGTCGTCATCAATCGAGAGGACGGCGTGCGGACTTGGCGCGCACCCGAGCGCCTCCGAGCGCACGCGATAGCCCCACTGCGTGAGGCGATCGAACCCCGTGTCATCGAGATAGAAGATGCCGTTCGGGTACTTCCAGAAGAAGAGCACGCCCTGATACTGCGCGCACCCGTAGAGGCGTTGCCCGATGTTGGACGAAATCTTCAACTGGAACGCATCACTGCCCGTGAAGACGGTATGATCCTGCGTCTGCGAGAAATAGACCCGATGCGGATCGTTCAGGTTCCCGAAGCCGAGGAGCGCGTCCTGATGGACGATGCCGTTGATGGGTTGCTTGTTGGGATCGACGGTCGTCGCCCAATCGGCGGGCGGCGTCGTGAGCGGCACGAATCCGCTATCCCCCGGTATGCCCTTCAGCACCTTCACGGGCAGCACGCCGGTAAACAGAAAGAGCTTGCGCGGCTGCGTCGCCACTTCCTTGCCGCCGACGACGAACCGCACCGCGCGGCACGTCACACCCGCGACGGGGTAGAGGAGGCGGTCGCCTTGGTCGAGTTCGCCGTGACGGCCCCGTGCGCCGTCCATGGGGTTTTCCACGTCCACGACGAACCCATCTTCAGTGGTCGCCGCCGTGATGAGTCGTGGCCCGACACGGTACGAATAGGTAACGGCGGTCGCCGTATGCTCCCACGGGTCGATCGTCAAGAACTTGAATTGCGGGGGTGCGTTGTCGGAATAGTCGAGGGTTTGGGTTTCGCCGTCGATGGTGATCTGGTCGCCGGGTCGCGGATCCCCGATCTGTGTCTCTTGCGGGGCGAACGTGATGAGGCGCGAGCCTTTCGTGATCGTCGCCTTCGCGTTGGGCGTGCCCGACGGCACTTGCAAGCAGTTCCATTCGATCTGCCCGACGAGCGCCCCGTTGCTGAGATAGGACTGATAGAGCTGATACGTCGTGTGATTCGCCGTGTTCACGTAATCGAGCGGAACCCACGGGGCGGCGGTGGTGATGACGACCGCCCCACCCGTATTCTGTGCCGCGCACACGGTGATCCCGAGGGCCGGATACTTGTGCGGGCGCGTGGGCGGGTTGTCGGAATAGCCGTTGACGTACGACATCGTGGCGAATGGTGTCATGGAGAGGTTCGTACCCGTGTAGGCGTAGACGAGGGCGTTGACATCATTGCCGGTGGTCGTGAACGTGAACGTCAACGTGTCGCTCGTCGTGAGTGGCTTCGTGATGAGCGCGAGCCAGATTTCCAAGTGGATCGACCCGCCGCCGAGCTGTGTCCCCGTGACGAGCGTGTAGATGTTGCCTTGCGTGTCGGTGAGCGTGCTGAGAGCGCCAGTCCCCGCCTCACGTGAGAACGTGACCGCTACCAAGCGGCCCGCTGCCACTGCCGCCTGGATTGGTCGCACTACAGTTGCGCCCGCCGCTACTTGGCTCAAGAACGCGACCTTGACCGGGGCGGTCGTGACCCATCCCTCGACCCATACGCTGAAAAAGTACGAGGCGCCCGGTGTTCCCCCCCACGTCGCGTTGAAACTGAACCATTCCGCCGGGCGATCCCCGCCCGGTCCTCCCGCCGAGATGCCCGCGTCCATGTAGTAATGTGTCGAAGACGGGTCTTTCTGGAGCAGATCGTTCTCGAGCACGTGGTTCTCGGCAAGGACGAGCTCGCCCGCCTGCGCTCGCCAGCGATTCGGGTGCGCGACCATCCCGAAGTCGCCGAACGGGATCAAGAACGGCGTGGCGGTCTGCGCCACTACCAACTCCAGACCGGCAGATTGCCGGACGTCCAGAAGGCGGGTCCGTACCCGCCCGTCACGCGCGATGGCTGCACGACGCCCCACCGCGTGGACATCCGCCGCATGCCCCGGCGGTAGTCATCGAGCATCGCCCGCCATTGTGCCTCGAACTGCCCCCACACGTCCTTGGCGGCGCTGTCGTCCTTGTCGGCGAGGATGAGATACGCGCAGCCGTAGGCGAGAATCCGGCGGTGCTCGATCGGCACCAGCGGCACGCTACCCTCCGCCAGCACGTCGGGCCGCGCGATGTATTCGAATTCGACCTGGACGGGGAGGGGGAGCTCGGGGGTGAAGAGGAAGTGCGAGAACCGGAGCTTCGATTCCGTCACGCGCGCTGCGGCGACGGGGATCCCGCCCGCTGCGCGCCCGCTATTGAGCGGCACGGCGAGCGGATAGAGGCGCTCCAAGTCCTGCGGCTCCATCACGTCGATCGTGTAGGGCCAGCCGAAATTCGGGTACGCCATGATGAAGAGCGGCGACACGCCCCGCACGAAGTCACTCGGGAGCTCGTAGGTGTCGGGATAGGCGAGCCAGTTCGACGCCGTCATCGTCATGCCGGTCCACGGCTGCTCCAGCGTGATGTACGTCGCGTTCGCGGCGGGATCATTCTGGTTGACGAGGATCAACTGCCGCGCCGGCGTCTGGTCCTGCGCCAGCCGATAGCCCGCGAGCTCCGTGCCTGCCGCGAACATCGGATGCGTCGTCACGGACCGCGAGCCGGTCGTGAAGTCGGCGCTGATCCGATGATCCCCGTTCAGCGCTTGCGAGAGCTGGATCACGCCGCGCGGGTACGCCCGCGCCCAGAACCAATCGACCGGCTGCAGCGCGGAGGGCCCGAACTTCCCGCCCGCGATGAGCGAGCGCTGCACGACCGTCAGCCACTCGTAGACCTTCTCATCGTAGGGCGAGGTGCCATTCTGCGGCTCGCCGGCCAGCCACAGCGCGTCGGTCTTCAGATCCTTGGCGGTCGTGAGGTAGCCCATCGGCCCCTCCCGCTAGAGCCAGATGACGCGCACCCCGGAGATCGCCGCCGTCACGGTGATGACCTGCGGACCTGCCGCGAGCGCGAGAATGGTGCCGCAGTTCGGCGAGAGCGCGACGCCGGTCGGATCGGCCGCGGCCCCCTTCAAGACGGGCACCGTGACGTTCGTCGCGGGCGGGATGAAGATCAGCATCGTCGCCTTCGCGGGGCGCGCGAGCGTCGTCGCCCCGAGGGGCAGGTCGATCAGATCGATGTCCCCGGCGGCGTCCTCGAACGTCCACGCGAGTGTGAGCGGGACGGACTCCGTCGTCAGACTCAGCGCGGTGAGCCCGTCGATGTGCGCCTGGAAGATCGCCCGCGCTGTCGCCATCGAGAGCTCAGGCGGCGCTGCGCTTGGGCGGTTCCCTAGGCGTCGGGGTCTGCGGGGTCCCGGCCTTGCCGAGCGCGTCGCGCACGTGCTGGACGAGATGCGTGTCCTTCTCCGCGCTGTTCATCGTCTGATCGCAGAACTCGCACGTCCAGATGATCTCGGGCCCGAACTGCTCGATGACGACGGGATGACTCGCCATCACGTCGCGGTACTCCTTCGGGACGACGTCCGCGTCCATCGACTGTCCGCCCTGATCGAACCAGACGCCATTCTGCCACGTGAAGGTCCGATTGCCGTTCGGGCCGCGATCCACGAACGTGCGCGTCGGATTGATCCGCGTGACGACCATGCGGTCGGTCGCGCGGTCGCGCTCGAGAACGTGGACGGGTTCGAGCTGCGCCATTCAGTAGCCCTCGACTTCGCAGATGATCGTCTGTGCGGCGGTGAGCGCGACGGTATTCGCGAGTTCCGTGTCGGCGGAGTAGCCGACGAGCTTCGGCGCCGACCCGTCGCCATTCCATTCCCAGTTCGGATTGAGTGCGCCCGCCGCCGGGGTGCGCCCGATGCAATCGAGCCGCTGCACGTGGCTTGGACAGCCCATCGCCTTCTTGTCGAGTGCGATCCCGCCCGTGACGTACTGGTTGTTGGTGCCCGCGTTCGCGCCGGTCGGAAACGTGATCTTCACCTTGCGGCTGATGCGCGCGGGCATCCGGGGCACGCGCGACGTGATCTCATAGGTGATCTCGGCTGCGGTCATCGCTGCCATGGACGCCTCCCGTTCAGGTCGTGCTGGCGAACTCGCCCGCGACGCCCGTGCCCGCCGGGTAGCCCCGCGCGAAGAACTGCGCGGTGCCGCTCGCCGGGGCGCCCGTCACGCTGATCCGCAACACTTGCCCGCGATCGAGGTGAATCTTCTGCGCCTTCTTGAGCACACCCCCCGCCGGGATCGACGCGCCCGCCGGGCCCGTCACGGTGCCGACGACGGTGTACGCCCCGCCGATACGGGGTGCGGTGGCGAGGGTGAACACGTAGGTCGTGGCGGCCGTCGCCGTGCCGATCAGCGCGCCGACTTCCACCACGTCGACACCTTCGGGCGCGACGAAGAACGCTTTGTCACCCGTCGTCGTCACGTTGCCCGCGACGGCATTCGCGGCGTCGGTCGCCTGTCCGTTGGCGGGGACGGTCCAGTAGAAACTCCCTGCATCCATTGCCATCGTCGTTCCCCCTACGGATTGGCGAAGTTGTTCCCGGTGATGCGGAGAATCCGTGCCTCGCGCGGGTTCGCCGTCGCGTGGAAGAGCCCGAAGCCGAGCTGCCCGTACCACGCGCAGCCGAGGTTGCGCCCGTAGTCGTCGGCGATCTTCAGCCGGAGCTCGGGCGTCTGCGCTTCCGCGAATGCGACCGCCTCGTCGCCGAAGATGAACCCCTGGCCGATGTTCGTGGACGCGGACGTGGTGACTTGCAGCACGGTGTCGTGGTTCGTCTCGATGATCCGGACATTCTCGATCATCCCGATCTCGCCGCGCTGCAGCTTCTCGGGATTCCCGAGCACGTACCATTCCTTCCACAAGGGATCATTCCGGATCGACCGCGTGGTGGCCCAGTTGAAGATGCCGATGAACGCATCGCCCTCGCCGAAGTACGGCGCCTTGAGCGTGCCGTACATGTAGTCGCGAGCGACCTGGATGTGCGGCACGCCGAACGCGGCGGTGGCGGCGACCGACGGCGTCCCCGTGGTGTCGATGGTGACACCGGATGCGGATGAGGGCACGGCGGTGAGCAGCGCCCGCTTGAACGCATCGCCGGCGGAGACGTCGAGCGTCAGCTTCATGATCTCGCGCAGCCGCTTCTTCACGAACGCGGGCAGATCGTACTTCGCCCAGTCGTCCCACACGTTCGTCCACGTCACCGCCTCGCCGAACTCTTGGATGATGAACGACGTCCCCGAGATGCCGACGGCGGTCTCCGGAATGCGGATGTTCTCCTGCAGGATGCCTTTCGTCGGGGACTCGGGCGGGCCCGTCATCGTGAACAAGTTCACGGTGTCGCCCTTCTTCTTGCCGAAGCCCTCGACGGGTTCGACCCACTGGATCACTTCCGCCTTCTCGAAACTCGCCTCGTACAGCTGCTCCGAGAGGAAGTTGTTCCGAAAGGGCCCGGTCGGTGTGTCCTGTGCCCACGTCTGCATGATGTCTCCCTCCGCTCCCTAGGCCGCTTTCGCGTGGCCGAGCGCGATGGCTTGCTGGCGCCGGATCAGATCGGATAGCGATTTCGCCGGCTGCGGCGCGGGGGCCGCGCCGCTCGTTGCCCGCCGCGACGACCGCACCATGCCGACGGGCGTCGGCTGAGCGGTCGCGGTCTCGACGGGTGCCGCCTGCGTCCCCCGGATCTGCGCGATCTCCTGCTCGGCGAGCTGCCCGATGTGATCGAGCGCGATCGGGAGCGGGAGATGCTGCAGGTTGTTGTACTGCTCGTTGTAGATCGTCTGGACGATCCGGCGATTGTCGCCGAGCTTGCGGCGCTCCAGCATTTCCTCCATCGCCTCGTCGTGGAGCGTCTGCGCCTGCTCGCGGAGATCGCGGCGGCGGAGCTCCTGATCGACGCTCTGGAGCGCGCCCTGGACGAGCCCGGCGTTCTCGCCCTGCGCCATCCGGATGCGGCTCTCCACGGAGCGCGCGAAGTGCTCCGCCCACGCATCCTTGTTCGTGAAGAGCAGATCGATGTCCGGCACCTCGATGCCGAGCGGCTGATCGGGCGTCTGCGGCACGGATGCGGGGGGCTGCCAGCCGGGCGTGCCGAGCGAGTCGAGAATCTGGCGGCGCTGCTGATCGAGGGAGGCGCCGTAGGACTGCGCGAGATCTTGGAAGCCTTGCCGGACGACGGCTGCCTGCTCGGGATCGAGCTCGATGACGTGGTTCCCGAGCTGGACCTGCTCGCGAGCGGGGGGATCGGGTGCGGGGCCGGGGCCGATCATGCGGACTCCTTGTGCGTGGCGGCACGCTCGCCCATCGTCACGTGCTGCTTCATCCGGAGCACGATGCGGCGATAGGCGGCGAGCTCATGACAGAGCGCGAGCGCGGTCTCGGCGTCGAGCGCATCGTTCGCGACCCGCGCATCGAGCTTCTTCAAGCTCTCCTCGAGCAGCAGTCCGCAGAACGAATTCATGGTGAGCAGCAACGTGCGGGCCGCGTGGCCCTGCCCGATCAGCTGCTCGGTGGCGGGATCGAAGGCGTACGCCATTCAACCCACCTCGATCAGCCGCCGCGCCGACGCATCGGCGCTGACGTCGACCTGAATCGCGCCGCCGGACTGCAGGCAATCGATCTCGCGGGCGAGCCGGATCTGCTGCTTCACGGCGCCCTCCAAGCACTCCACCAGCGGCAGGAAGCGCGCCGGGATGTCACGCCGGTCGACGCTCGTCAGCTGCGCCAAGAGGTGCCGCGCGCTGCCTTGGAGGGTAACGGTGTCGTCGGTCATCGTGCCCTGGATGTCCCACGTCGGGTTGCCCCGGAGCCGCCGCGCCGCACACGTGATCTCGTGGTGCAGCCCGATGATCGTGTCGCGGATGCAGCGGACGTAGCCGTCGCCGCCCGGCAGCGTGCGCTCATGGTAGGCGAGCCACTGCAGCCATTGCCGGGCTTTCGGGAGCGCGCTGCCCCGGATGCGTCCACTCACTGTCCGCCTTCCGTGTTCTTGCCGAACGGGTAGGGCCCCGGCGTGTTCTTCCACCGCGCCTTGACCGCATCCGCCATCGTGCCCGGCGGATCGTAGTGCTGATCGGAGTCGCGCCCCGGCGCGTTGGCGTCTTCGGGGTCCGTGCTCTCGTAGCCCTTGGTGTAGTCGCGCGGCATCAGCGCACCGCCTTTCGCTGCTTCTCCTCGATGAGATTCGAGATGGTGCGCCGGCCGTCGGGGCGCACCGCGACGCCCGTCACGGCGAGCCGGAGATCGGCGTGCCCCTCGCGCAAGGTGACTTCGTCCACGGCGCCGTCGAGCGTGACGCGGACGCTCTTGCCGGGCTGGAACGCGCTCTTCAGGCGGTCGGGCTTCGGATCGGCGAGACACAGCTGCGCCGTGCTCTCGCTGTCGCCGCCGCTGCCGAAGACGATCATACGCCCATGCCCCCGCCACCCGTGCCGCCGCCACCCTGTGGCTGCTGCTGCTGCTGGAGCCCGCCCGCCATGCTCGATTGCGGGCCGAGTCCAGCACCCGCGCCGCCCCATCCGCCGGTCATCGGGTTGCCACGCGCCCCGCCGTACATCCCGGCGCCGCCAGCCATCTGCCCCATGCCGCCGAGCGGGCTGCCGTACCGATTCTGCAGCACGCTCTGCATGCCTTGGTTGACACCGAATGGATTGCCGCCGCCGCCCATCTGTCCCATCTGGCCGAGCGTCCCGCCCATACCGCCGCCGTACATGCCGCCCTGCGCCGGTAAGCCGCCGCCCATCCCGCCGCCGCCGTACAGCATCGGGTTGCGCGGCCCGCCCCACATCCCCGCGCCACCCAAGCCGCCCATCATCCCGCCCATCGCATCGGCGCCCCCGCCCATCTGGCCGAGCGCGCCCGCCATGTTCCCGCCCGCCATGCCGCCGAGCGGCGGCTGCGGCGTCGGGGCCGGGGGCGGCGGACCACCCGCGCTCACGCCGCCCGCCGGGAATGCGGCGGGACGCTGGAGCGCCGACGGCGGCGGGGGACCGGGACGCGGCTGGACCTGCCCTGTCCCGATCATCTGCTGCATCCGCTGCTCTTGGGGCGAGCCCGCCTGCATCCGGTTCTGCACCCGATTGGCGATGCCGGGATGCGTGCCAAGGAAGTTGGCGCCCTGTCCCTGTGCGGACGCCTGCAGGAAGTTCCGTCGCTGGTTCGCGCCCAAGCCGAGTCCCAAGTTGAGCGACTTCGGCGCGGCGGGCGCGGCGGGTGGGCGCGGCGTCGCCGCCGCCTTCTTCGCCTGTCCCGGCGGGGGCGCGGCGGCTTTCTTCGCCTGCCCCGGCGGGACGCGACCGGGACGGCCCCCCGTCACTTGACCAAGGGTCGGCCCTCTCGCGGCGGCACGGGGCGGCGGCGCAGCTTTCTTCGCCATTGGCTTTTCCGTTCCTCTATGCCCGCACCGCGAGTGTGCTTGTCTGATGCAGCGGTTTTGCAGTAGGCTGCAGCACATCCGATGAGCACGCCCGCCGACCGCCATCCGATCGATCCGATCTCGCAGGCGCTCGGGCGCATCGAGGGCCGCTTTGAGTCGGTCGGCGCACGCTTCGACGCAGTAGATCGGCGCCTCGACGGCGTTGATCGGCGCCTCGACCGGGTGGAGACGACCATGGCGACGAAAGCAGAACTGCGCGCCTATATGCTCATCGTCGGGCTTCTCCTCGCCGCGATTCTCGCCAAGGTCTGGTCGTGACGCCTAGGGCAGCTGGCCGCCCCGCTGCCCCGTCGGATTCGGCGGCGGGTTCCCGCCTCCCGCCGCCGGATTGACAGCGGGATTCGCCGCGCCGCCACCCCCCCCACCACCGCCGGGCGGGACCCCGGCTTGTGCCGCCATCAGCATCGGGTTCGGGGCCGGTTCGTTCGGATCGCGCTCGACGTCCGCCGGATCGATCCCGAGCGACTGCAGGATGATCGCGTACTCCTTCTGCGGGCTGAAGCGCTGCGTGATGATGTCGAGCAACGCCGGGTTCGCCGCCGCTTGCTGGCGGAGCATCATGAGTTTCTGCAGGTCCTTCACCCGCTGCAGCTGGTACTTGTAGCCTTGGACCTTGAAGCTCGCCGCCGACGCGAACGACACGAAGCGCTCTTCGGGCGTCAGCATCGCCAAGCTCTGCGCGTTGTCGGGCCCGACGATCCCGCCCCAGCGCGCGATCATCGACTTGTCGGCGAACTGCCAGAGCATCAACCAGCAGAGCTCTAGCAGCGGCTCGATCCCGGTGTCCTCGAACCGCAGCGCGATGTTCGAGAAGAGATCGTTCCCCGCCTCATCGACCTGCATGATCTCGGTGGCGCTCTGCTTGCGCTGCGGCAGCCGCCCGAGCTGCAGATCGTTGATCCGGAACGCCTCCTGCCGCATCCGGCTGATGCGGTCGAGCACCATGAGCATGTCCTGATTGAGCGTGCCCGTGTCGACGCGCTTGACGACGTCGCCGTCGCCCCGGCCCTCCGCGACGTCCAAGTCCATCCCCGGCTGGATGCCCTTCTGGATGATGCTCGGGTCCTCCAGCATCCAGGACCGGATCTCCTTGACGCCGAGCGCGGCGTTGAAGCCCGCGTCGATCATCAGGTTCGTCAGTTCACTCTCCGCCTCCACCAGCGGACGCGCGATGTCGACAAACGCATGGTGCTCGCCGGACGTCGGCGTCGGCAGCAACGGCACCGAGACGAATGGCCGCTTGCCACTCCAGAACACCTCCCGGATGCGGACCGGCTTCCGCACCACCGACGTCCCACCCGCCGTCAGGAACATGATCGCCTTCGCGAGCATCGCCCCCGTCTGCGGATGGATGAGATCGCCCCAGTATTCGCGGAGCAGCACGCGATGCTGCGGCTGCGTCAGCGCGGGCGTGATGCCCTCGCGTCGACGCCGCTGCTCGAGCTTCTCGCCGCCGGGACTCGCGTGGCGCATCTTCGCGATCTCGGTCTCGGTGAAGCCGAGCTCGGGCAGATCGGCGACCGCGATCTCCACCTCATGGATGTCGTAGTGCTGCGCCGGACTCGGATCGGGGTAGTGATCCTCGTACGGCACGATGTCGATCTTGAGGCGCATCGCCTGCCGCGACGTCTGCCGGAGTTTCCCGTTCGGCCCGATCCGGAAGACCGGCGCATCGTCCGGCGCCATCGTGACTTTCCACGTGATGCACGACTCCAAGAGCCCGATCTTCAGCGAGTCATAGACGAGGCGCCCGATGCCGTACGTCGTCGGCATCTTGCCGCCCTCGACGGCGAGCCGATCGAGTTCCGTCGAGAGAATCCGCGACGCCTGATCCGCATCGAGTCCAGGGAGCGGCGGCGGCTCGCCCTCGTAGCTCGCACTGAACCAGTGCGAGAAGCCGACGAGCTGCTGCGTCAGCTGCGCGCAGACCTGCTCCAGCGACGTCTCCAGCGATGGGATGACGATGGTCGATTGCCCCGGCCGCTTCTTCGCCAAGAACTCGAACTTCGCGTGGAACGCATCCCAGTTCCGCCGGTTGAGCCGCTTGCGCGTCTCGCGCGTCGAGCGCGCCTGCTCGTAGGCGATCTGCATCGCTTGGAGGAGCAGCGCATCATCGAGCTCGGGGAGCGGCGCCTCGCCCGCGTCCGGCTCGGGACTGAGATCGAGGCCCATGTCCGGCGCCAGCGGCGGCCCGTCCATGCCCGGCGGGCCCATCCCCGGCGGCGGCATGCCGGGCGGCGCCAGCGGCCCCGGTGGCGCGGGTGGCGGGGGCTGCGGCGGACCGGGCGTGGGCGGCAGCGGGCCCTGCGCGCCGCGCTGCTGCATCAGCGCGCTGATCGGCTGCCCCGGATCGAGCGGCGGCACGCCGTTCATACCCGCGTCTCCGTGAAGCCGTAGTACGGCTGTGCGATCGGGCCCTTCTTCGGCCACCCGACCCGCGTCGCCTGCGTCAACGCCGCCGCCTCGCGCAGCCAGATCACGTACCCGGCGGCGTCACTCGGATGGGTGCGCTGGTAGTACGGATCGTCCCGCTTGTGCGACTTCTTGATGTGCGCGCCGTCGGGACTCCACAAGACCTGCTCCAGATCGGCGATGAACTCGGGACACGATGGCGCGACTTCCAGCCGCACCGCCGCGCCACCCGCGCCGAGCATGAAGTTGAGCAGATTCACGCGGTCGCGATCGGGCGGATTCTTCGGCGGCACGGCGAGGCGGAGCCGCGGCCCACCACTCATCGCCGCCATCAGGAGCTCGTAATCGGTCTTGCCCGTCTGCGCGTGGGCGTGCTCGGCCATCGCGTCGCCGCAGATGACGATCTCATGGCGATGCGCCGCATAGCGCTCCC